CATCTTCATCATATCCAGAGTGTAAGACACGTCCATCAAGGGTTACACGATCCAAGTTCTTTGTATGTGACCTCATGGTGGGTACGCTGGCTTCTGCCAAGACCACCTGATCACGTGTTACTTCTCTTATGAATTTACCAGCCTGTTCTGGGTTTAATATTGCCTTGTTAAAGGTTTGGGTCGCCAGAACGGATGCTTTATTTGAAACTATATCTTCTAATGCTTTATGTGCTGCTGACATAAAATATCAACTCCTATTATTTTTTTATTTATTCTTTAATGGGTCGGCCTTTCAGGTCACGTCCACTGTAAAATTCAACGGATTTGAAGGAAGTATCCTGTTTACCGGTGTCATGGTTTTTAATGGCTTTGGATTTACCGGATTTTTCTTTATCTTCCTTTTTAGGCTCTTTTCCATCGGGTTTGCCTATTTTAGCCCCGCATTTTGGGCAGTAATTATCTGAGGATTTAATGGGGGATTTGCATTTAGGACATTTACCCGGCTTATCTTCCTTTTTAGCCTCTTCATCTCTCTTTTTAGCTCCAGTATTGGCTTTCCCGATTAATTGTTTCACAATATCTTCACCAAACGCCTCTAAATCAGATTTAGTCACATATTCTTCATTCTCTTCATTCTTATCTTTTTTAGTCATATTATCACCTTTATTTTCTTCAACATCACTGACCTTCATTATCAGATTATCTAGAATGTCACGTGCTTTTTCAAGCATGCTCTTGTTTTCTTTGCTTAACACCCTCCCTGCTTTCTTTGCATTGCCCGATTTACCAACACTACAACTATTATCAATACAAGGATTCGTGGTAAGACTTAACGTATATACAACCGGATTGGGTATGTCTTTGATGAGTACCCGGTCTTTACTGGCTATTAACTCTTTAGCTCTTTCCTCAGAGATTACTGTAGGACTGTATGCTATCTGGCCCTTCTCTGCCTTCACCATCAGCTCAGGGTCAGTTATCTTGCTTTTAACAACCCATGTACCACGGGGGTATTCTCTTTCCTCACCGTAGACATTGGTCATCTTGGTTGCTCCAGGGAGTAAGAAATCTTCAACGGGTTCACCGACCTTGCGGTTGTTTCTGAGGAATGTATGTTCTTCATCAAGGATTCCGTAGTTTTTATAAGATTGTCTGAAATCGCTGATTTCTTGCTCAGTGAAGATTTTTTCACCGTTTTCATAGTCACAATCTGGCTCTCCAGGTATCATTGCTGTCCCGGTGAACATGATGTGGTCTTTGTGTTTCTCTACGATGAATGCGGGGGCTAATTGGGTGTGTTTTTGTTTTTTAATAGTAATTCACCTCCATAAATTTTAGTTATTTGGAAAAAAATGAAATAATTAAAGTTTTATCCGTATTTCAGGTATTTTAAAATCAGGTACTGGTATGATATCAGTTTCATAGAATGTGGTCATTCCTAATGGTGCCATGAAACCAAGGGGCATCAGATATGGCACTCCTGTGCATCGGCAGTTAATCCATTCTTTGATTGGACCGGTGCGGTCACCGGGGTGGAATAGACCATTAGGAAATATGGTTCCCACCCGTGTTATCATGCCATGTAATTCTCGGTGTGTTTCTCTCACCCGGTTATCTTGACCGGTCCACCATTGCTGGTATTCCACATCGAAATCTTGGAGGGTTTGGTAGTTTCCCATGTTTTGTGCGGAGTTTATCTCTGTCCGGGCTATACGTTGGGCTTCAAATCCTCGTAACCGTGTGAACTCTTTTATCAGGTTTCTTTCAACTTCCTTTATCCCCAGTCCCTTCTGGTAACCATCACTTAAAATGGTCATGATATTGTTTTTCACACGGTTGAGGGTGTGTTGTGATGCTGTGAATGTCTGCCTTCTCAAATTACTGTATATTTCGGGGCTGAAATCGACTTGGCGTAACTGTCCCAGTGGTTCTCGTTGGAGGTTTATAAGGTCGATGGTGCTTTTACGGCCATTTTGCATTGCTTTGGTGGTTTCGTAGAGGATGGTTTGGTTGTATCGGGTTTCAATATCAAACCATGGTGTTAGGATTTCATAGGCTTGATATGCTATTACATCAGGGTCGCCAAAATTGAGTAGGAAGAGTTTAAGGGTTTTACGCTCTGCGGATGTGAATAATAATCGTAATTTAGTGCTTAATACTTTTTCTGATATTAACCGCATTTCGTATTCTTTCTGTAAGCCTGTTAAAAGCGTTCTTCCTGCTTGTACCTTCTGTGCTATCCTCTGTTTCGTTCTCTGTTTCATCATCACCCTCAACAACAACATCATCATCGTCTATGATCTTCACTAACTCATCCTCCAAACCAGATAGAACAGTATCCGCCCCTGGAGGGTCTATCATACCATCCGGGTTCCATATATGCTCCAAAGGAACATTATTCAAGTAAAACTCATCCAAATAAAGGTTATCAACACTTTCCAAACCAAAACGCTCACCAAAATACCTCCGCATCTCACCCGGTGTCATACTAGCATTCCGGAAAAGAGTTTCAGCAACCTGGAGATCATTAAGTAAATCGAACACATCAATTTCATTCAACTTAAAATACCAGTCGGGATTGGGGAACATTTCTTCAATGAGCATCTGTATATCATTTTCATCATCTCCTTGGATGGGTTCTAATATACTGTTTTTATAGATTTTAGTAGAGGATTCACTATTATCACCACCAAGCTTCCCGGTTTCATTGATACCTATCCGATAGGGTGGTACTCGGTGGGCTGCTATTACTTCATCTCTATTGTCTTTTCGGTATATACGGAATCCTGCTTCTTTGGTGTCTATGCTGAGGGGTTGTAGTTTGATTTCAACATTACCCTCTTCACCCTCTGAGGGTACTAGTATTGTAACTGCACTGTGCGGGTTTTTCATCACATCTTTGATTTGCTGTGAAATCTTGTATCGTAGGGTTTGTGTTTCATCATAACCCGGATCTCCCGGGCTTTTGTCATAGTCTTCAAAATCCCCAGAGATTGTAACGGCAAAGGCGGGCATTCCATAGTTTTTGAAGAATGCGTTGTTGTAGGTGGCTCGGCTGGTATCACCGTGTATGGCGGGTATTGCGGGTACTATCTTAGCCAGTCCATAATACTTACTTTTTGGGGTGTAATCCATTTGCCAGAGTAGTTCATTAGCTCTTTCATCAGGTTTTAACCGGTTATAGGGGTATATTTCCCCTGTGTCTTTATGGACATCAACCAGTTTGCCCTCGACTTTGTTACGGTTATATATCACGAACCAAACTGTTTCCATCCCGATTTGCTGTTTTACTCGGAAACCATCCCTGTGACGGCGTAGGTGCTGAGCGGCTATGTGGTCTAATCCGGTTATGGGTGTTTTGCTCCGTCCTTCACGGATTACTTCCAACGCCCCATATCCCATGGCTCGTCTGTCATAGGTACGCTGGTATAGTAGTTTGTTCAGGTTAGGGGTTAATCCTTTGACGAATTCTCTGATTTGGTCTTTTTCATGTTCTGATCCTTCCTGTTCGGGTAGGTGTTGTATGGTCCAGCCATTATCACTGCTTTCCCGGGCTACAACATCCACACACTGGGCATGGTAGGTGTTCACTTCTAATAATTCCAGTAGACTTTCGGGGTCGTATAATGGTTCGTAAAACTCTTCATAATCCCATCCATCACCTTGTATCTGTTTACTCTCATCATGACTTGTATCTGATTTGAGAGCGTATCGGCTCAGGACAGAGTTACTGACTAAATCCCAATCTCCATCATCCTTTGTGATTATAAATGCGTCTGGTGTCTTTTTTCCCATTATACTCTAATCCTCCGTCTTGGTCGCTCCCAGTACCTGGCACTGCCAGTTAGGGTGTCTACTATGTTATCTTCACCGCCATCCTCACCGGTGAAACCTATTAATTCCATGATTATCTTCATTATCGTCTTTTTACGCATTGTATCCGTGTCAAAGCGTATACGACCTGTTTCAGCCATGACTTCTAAGTCGAAGGAGCGGTCTAATTTACTATCCCGTACTTTGTCCTTTAATATCCTGGGGTATCCGTTTAGTTCGGGTAGTCGTCTGAATTTGGTTATTAGTAGTTTGCTCATGCTTCCGGGTTCTTGTTCTACCATTATCCTGCAGTTTTTCCCGTCTTTGATGGTGGTGGTTGTGAATCTGTTGAGGACTTGGTTGCTGCTGTATTGTCCGTGTAGTAGGTCACGTATTGTCATGATTTTATCTTTACTAAGGTGGTCTTGGTGGTATGCGGTTCGGGTGGCTGCTAGGTTGTCCCCGTCTTCACCGGATGCTGCGAAGTCCCAGTATCTCATTTCATTGAGTTTACTTGGTAATATTGTTTTATTTGTTAAGAGTGAGGGTAGGATGTCGCCTTTATCATCTAGGAACCATTCCCGCTTGAATACGGGCCCTTCCCGTTCCTGGGGGTTTCCTTGGTATATGGCGTTGAAGAGGTAGGATCCCATTGCTTTCTGTTCTGAGAGTAGCCATTCTCTTGGTCGCATTTCGGGCCATAGGGCTTCCCCTTCTTTCCGGCCTATCAGGTCGGTTTCAGGGTCTTCGCAGAGGGCGGGGAAGTTAATGTTCACCCATGTATCAGGTGGTATAATTCCTCCTTGGTCTAGGATTTGCAGGGCTTCCTGTGCTTCGATTACTGGTTCGTTTTCATATATTATGCCGTGTAGGTCGTTGGTGGCTAATCTTTGTGCTATGACCAGCATAATAGGTGGTAATCCGTTTTTCCTGTATTCTAGGCTTGTCTTTGCTACTCCCATTATCCATTCTTGGAGGTTTTCATGGACTGTTCGGCTTCGTGCTTCTTTGGGCGATTTAATTGGGTCATCAACTATGAACAGTCCGGCTCCGAATCCTAGGATACTACCTGCTTGGCCCACTGCTAGCATTCGGCCGGTGTAGGGTTTTTGTAGGTTGAATTTGTTATTAGCTTTACTGTCCTCTGCTAATCGGACATTGTAAGGGCTTAGGTGGCCGTATTCTTTTAATATGTTCTTACATTGCTTACCGAATTCAGATGCTAATAATTGGGTGTAGGATGAGAGGATCACATCATCCCAGGGGTAATGGGCTAAAAAATACGATATAAAATTCCTTGAAATCAATGTGCTTTTACCATGTCGTCGGGGTTCACTAATCATCAACTTACTAACTCTACCTGCTAGGGCGTATTGTAAGAATTTGATGATCACTACGTCAAAGTTACGG